CTCAATCCCCCCGGTGACAGGATTAGGCGTTCCTCGTACAACATCGCCATTTGGATACATAATGTACTCCCTATAAATAAATTAATCTTCGTCCGAAAATATTGGAGAAGGCCAACAACGGCAATTCGGAAACTGCCCGGGGTGGTAATGCTTCCCCGGCTCCACTTCCGGAGGCTGGTCAATGGGAATAACCTTTCCGTTCATCTTTTGATGGCTTTCCCGAACATCCATATCCCCAGAGGTACACCATGTGTAGTGTGTCACGCCAACGTGGGCTGAACGTGCCAAGGTTAATCCGCTTGCCACACGGGCAACTTCTGTCCGAGCAATCAAGCGAGCACGACTCTCCGTCACCTTACCAGTCTTCATTATCTCCGCGGCAATTTCCTTTGCCCTTGTGCTGGTAATCAAAGCCTCTAACGACAGCGTATGGACGCGCTGCGCAGCTTCTAGGGGCAGACTTGTAATGAGGACAACCTGCTCATCCAGGAACTTACGAAGCATTTCACCGGTGGGAGCTTCGTTGATTTCTTTTCGCAATTCCCGTCCAATATGCCGCCCTAGTTGAATCCAAGCGGACTCATCTTTACGTGCCAAACGGAGAAGCATCTTCTCTGCCACGCTGCGTGCCCATGGTTCAATGGTCTTGGCATAGTCCTGAAGCATCTTCTGCAACTCGCGCGGTCTGCCCGGCATAGATTTAACCATGTGGTCAATTTGTCGGGTAAGCATACGAAGAGCGCGAAGGTACTCCGCTTCAAGACGGTTTGCGATGGCGAATCTTTCCCGAGCTTGCTTACGCAGCTCTTTGGGATCAAGATCGTCACGTGTTTTCATCAGTTTTGACATTGGCATTCACAACAGGAGGCGTGGTTCCTTTGACATTCTCACCAGCTTTGATTTCTGCCACTTCAACCTTCTCCGGCAACACTTCACCGAGCGGAGGACCTGCTTCAGAAGCCTCAATCACCATTTCATCGGTAATATTGCTGAAGATACCGGTGATGTGTGCAGATTGTTTGAGTTCTTTAAGAGCGGTGGCCCGATCAATCAATCCAGTCTCTTCAGCACGGCCGATAGTCTGCCCAACCCGGTCAGCAATTTCAGCTTTCTCGGTATTCGTCAGTTGCCACAATGGGGCAAATTCAAGGCGAGTGCCTTCAGGCAATTCAATACCCTCGGACGCTGCCATAACGCGATAAACTTTAGTGATGCCAGTGCGAAGTTCTTTTTCTTGTTGCTGTTTGATGGTGTCGTAATAGTTACGAAGATCCGTATCGCCGGTACTGAAGCCCGCCGGGGATTGTCCAAACAAACGAACCAGTGGGATTTGCAACGCACCGGATATTTGCTGACCAAATTGTTGCAAAGCGTCAGAAAGCCCGGAGAATGCGCTGGGCGAGTCCCCTTGGAACTCATCCTCGGCATCCAATAGGGTGATACCTTCAATACCTTGGAAACGACGCATCATATCCACATAGGCAGTTAGTCCGGCCAGAGCGTCACCGCCAGCAGCCACCACTTCACGGAGGTCTTTGATCTTATAAGTACGCAAGTAGGATTTATAAACCAATTGAGCAGCACCAGTGGTGGCACTATCAAAAGCAATCATGCGGTCATAGAGACGTTCAAGGACGGACAACCCCCAAAGATTTTCCATCAATCGCTGCCAATAGGGAAGACGAATGCCTTCAATGCGGATACAACGACTATAATGAATCTTCATGCTGGAGAGTCCAGGTGCTGCGGCAACTACCCTGTAAAATTTCGGCAGGCCCATGTTTGGACCATAATCTGTAATCAGATCATTAAGGCTTGGTTCCACCATCCAGCGATCGAGAGAAAGTAGGCCGCGGAATTGACCTTTGCGAATGGTATTCAATCGAAGCGGGGTTTCTGGATCCTGGCCATCGACAAGCAGGACAGCAAGTGCACCACCGTAAAGTCGAGCCCACTTGATCGTGTCATTAATACAATTCCAGATACCAAGGGAGACGGAAGTCTCTTCCAACTGAGCAAGATTATCAGGTTTGATTTCACCTTTGATCTCAATACCTGCCCGGGTCATGTCATCAGCCACCACATCAATGGCTACACCGCCCAACCATGACCCTCTATGAATAAATTCCAATAGTGTTCGGTTACGTGTGACTGGATTGAAACCGTATGAGGATGAACTCATTGGGTTGTCAGCACCAATACCCAAGTTATGAGCGAAGTTTACAAAACTATCGAGAGTAGTTCCAGATTTCCGAACCTTCTCATCCTGCTTCAGTGCCGAGGCAGCGGTCCGACGAAGACTCTTGCTACGTGGAGGGGTTTGTGCCATTGAAGTATCCTAGAAGGAATAAATGTTAACAGAAGGCCTCACTGGGCAGGGATGAAATGGAGAGATCTCGTGAACCTTACTACACCGTCCCTGACGAGATCCCAGATCGGCCATCTGTTAACACTTTAACGGAGATAATTATCCCAGAATAAAGAAAATTGCAATTAGATTCTTTGATCCTAAGCCCGACCCAACTTTGCCCAAGTAGAAAGCGAACTTCCAACCAGCATTAAGAATGCCCCGGAGGCTCCATCTACTTGGTCATCGTGCCCTTTGCCGCCGCCGAATGCTTCGTGTTCGGCAAAGAAGGGCTCATTCCATGGGGCGCGAAGAATATCAATGTTGCCGGCCTGCCATTGAGCAGCATAAGGGTCTGCTCGAGTAATCTTATCCCCCGTCTCGCGGATAATCTCCGCGGAGAAGCCGGCCAGCTCACGAACATAGCTTTCGACTTGCTCTTTGCCAGCTTGGCCCGGGTCTTGGCTCAAGCCAATGCGAACTGCCCGGGTATCGTTGTTGGCAACCCGTTTGACCAACTCCCGCACCTTGTGGGAACGTAAGCGATCATGGACACAATCCAGAATAATATAGCGCCCATTCTTACGTCGGGCCATTTTAACGCCAGCAGTCCAGTCGGGGTTGGGGTTAGCTTCACTGACCTCTGTTGCTGCCAAGTCCCAACGACGAACTGTCTTTTCGATGTCATCTGGAACGGTATCCACAATGGTGATATCAGATCGCTTAAAGTATAAACCAGCAGCAGGACGAATCTTCCAGTTACCGTGGAGCAAACGTTCCCGCTCCACGCGAGATAGTGCCATCAGATTGGACTTGTAGGCCGGGTCCCCTTTGAGCAGTGCCTTATTATCAGACAACTTAGCAGGAATAAATGTAACCGACTTTGGGCGTACTTGGTCTTCATGATCATCTGACAATTCCGGATTGTTGTACTTGTCCAACAGCTCCTGACGGCTATCCGCCCAGATGATTGTATCGGCCAGCCGGACGAACCAACGAATGACTCCGCCCCGAGATTCAATCGGGTAACCGGTCTCTTGATCAATCCACCATTCAATGAAGGTAGCTACCCAGCTGTCCGCATCCGGATTGCAAGATGCCCGGATGTATGGCTTGACTCCACACATGCTCCGGTTACGGGATAACATGTAGAAAAACTGGTTCTGACTAAAGTGGGTTAGCTCATCGAACAAAAATAACGGCACTTGCGAACCCTGCCAATCGAGAACAGTGTCCTCATTCTCCAAGTGGGCCATCTTGATTTTACCACCCTTCGGCCATCGCCACTCCAGAATGGAGGCAACTGGAGCACCGCCGGCAAACGGGTAAAGCTTCATCGACTCATCCCAGAGACCGCCAGGGTTACGAATCTGGGTAGTGTTACGCCGAAAGAATACTGCGAAGAATTCTTTATTTGTGGTTATATGGCGGAGTGGCTCCAACAACATACCATAACTCTTCCCCCCACCTGCTGCCCCGCCATATATCACGATGTCGGCAGAGGAACTTAAAAATTGTTGCTGAGGTCCAGCTTGCGGTCGAATGACATTGGCATAAGGCCGGATGTCGCTCTCTTTAAGTGCCCGGAGCTTCTTCTTGCTCATCCGGCACATCTCTATTATTGTTTGGAATATAAAACAGAACCGCTGAGGCTTCTTTATCACCAGTTGGATTAGTGAAAGCTGTCTTGGTTGGAGCATCCATACCCATGAGACGAGAACGACGTTCAGAGATCTTCAAAGCCATTGCCAATGCAGCCAGTGCTGGTCCGGTATCTTGAAGTCTTACTCGGATTAGGTGCCCTGTTTCTGGATCAATTAAAGGTTGCCCGGTAATCGGGTCATCCACCACATCTCGAACCACAATACCAGAATTCACCAATGGATGAGGGGCATTATACATTTTGATGGCATCTGCGTACATTTTATCGAGACGCGCAATCTCAACTTTGCGGAGATCTTCCACTTCATCCACCACACTGGTGCGGAGAGCACCTTTATATAACTTGCGAATGTATGCCGGACTGAAACCCATTGCTCGACCAATGTCACTGAAATTTGGATTATCTCGATACATAGACAAAACTTGAGCTTGCTGAATAACAGTCTGCTCTTGTTTGTTAGCAACGCGTGGAGAAGGAGAATAACCGTCACCCAATGACATAATATACTCTGAAATGAATTAGATGCTTTGAGGATATATCGAAACAGAATACAAAGTAACCTGATCATTGATCCTATTGCCCTCGACCTGCTCTTTTGTAATAAGCAGCCAAATTATCCCGACACCTGGAACAAAGCCCGTTTACCAACCGACCGGAATATTCTTCACATTCCTCACAAATGCCGGCTTCACCAATTGGCATACACCTCACTTGCCTAGAAATAGCAGCGCATTCATCCAAGATACTGCCTTCGATTACAATATCTGCCTGATCCGCAATATCCATTGTTTTATTTTTCCTGAAAGGTTAAAAGAATATTTGATTTGAATTTTTAGGAAAACAGAAAGGTTGATCCTTTTATTACTACCCCTTCCTGTATTCGGCTATTGCTGCGAGGGCTTCGTCGCAGCCATCAAGGGTCTCAAGTAATTTCTCTCCATTAGGACACCAGCCGCCACTCTCAACTCCGCCTACCCAGATTTGTCTTGGGTTGTAATCCATCAAGCTAGTTAAGGCATATTCAAGCCCTCCAATCACCGCATTGGCGCGGGTGAGTTTAGAAATTACTTTCTCTAGCTCACAGCAAGTAATTACATAATTACCAGCCTCCATATCACGCTCTTGAGTAAGCTCGGCAACCTTGGCTTGGAGTTCTTCGTACTCGCTGAGTAAGCAAAATCCTTTTGGAGTATCGCAAGTTGGAGTAGCGCAAGTTGGGCATGGCTGCGGGGTGGAATAGAGAGGGTCATGCTCCCACTGAGCGTCATAATTTTTGGCAGTCAAATAGTTAATATGCTTTCCACCAAGTTTAATGTTTCTATGTATCCAAGCAACAGGCTCACTTACGGGTGCTGTCAGTGCGTCGAGTTTGGCTTGTAGAGAGTCGCGTTCTTTCGATATACGCTTTAATGAACCCATTGTGGCGGTAATGGTGGGCGAGAAACCGGATTCGAGTTCCTCAATCCTCTCCAGCAGAGGCGCAGACACTTCGGCTTCGATGGCTCGGGCGAAATACTGCGTGTAAATAATGTCAAACCAGTTTTTAGGCGTTGCACAATTAAGTGATATTTCAGCAATCCTTTGGTCAGTCAGTGGCATGGTTGGACTCCTTCTTTAAGTTAATACGAATAGACCCAAGACCAAGGTCTAATACAATGTCGCGCAAGTCAAAAGATATAATCACTCCCAACTTAAATGCCCAGCCTCCACCAAAGCGCCCAATATCTTTTACTGAGAATGGATTCCAGCCGTACTTTTGCCCAACTGTTCTGTCTAAGCTGTTGGCCCAAAACGGCTGAATAGTTTGCCAAGGCCAGCCACGAGTCGTCACTTTCATCTTCACTCTCCCTTCACGTCGTTAAGACTTCTACGATATTCAGCCATTGCCAGTACAGTTGGTTTGAACAGCTTCCAGAAGCCGAGTGCTTTAGAATTCATTCGTGCTATCTGTGCATCATCAAACGCAGTCCAGTTTTCAACCGTGTGGCACTGGCAACCGATTTGTATTTGCTTTCCGTCTGTTGCGACAGGCCAAGTCAGCCCGTTAATAGCGATAAGGTTATCTGTTACTGAACCTTGCCACCGTAAAATGCCGGAGCAGAGGGAGCAGCCGGAGCAGTCGGAGCAGCCGGAGCAGAGGGAGCAGCCGGAGCAGTTGGAGCAGCGGGAGCAGTTGGAGCAGCCGGAGCAGAGGGAGCAGCCGGAGCAGTTGGAGCAGCGGGAGCAGCCGGAGCAGTTGTTATCGTCCATCTCCTTAGCCTGTGCGTCAGCGGCGGCTTGTGAATCGTATGAAACACCAACATTGCCACTCTTCGTTCTTGCGCTTTCATATCTCATTTTGTTTCTCCCTTCGCGGCATTGATCTCGATGATTTCTGCCGCCAGTGTGTTCATGTACATGCCAAATCCTTTCTCTGTAGTAAAGTCACCCCTAACCAATCGGTCGAGCGCGACCTTTGCGATAAAGCCGCAAAGGCGCCTCAATTCAAGCGTTCGTCGTCACCATTTCGAGCGCCCCTCTGCTGCAGTATCCCATCCATACCACCATTGATTTTTGTCGCTATACTCAGGTAGCTCATGGCCCCACTCATGGTTTTCTGCACGAGGCACCCCGGCCTTTTGTGCGTCGTAGCCTCTACTGCGTATGTGTTCATCTCTTGCGTGGATGTAGTTGCTCTCGCCTTCAAATGCTTGGCACATGCTTTTATCCTTTCTCCGTTCAACGTCGAACCGTGCCTTCAACCGGACGCGGAACAATGCCGCGCACTCTTCAATCACCTTTCGCCGCGCCTGTTAAGGCGGCGTTGGGCGTCTTGAGCATAGCCTTATCAATCGCATCGCGTAATGATCCCCCGTCTACCCACCCTGCCCACACCGTAACTTCCATTTCTTTTACGCACATCTCATTACTAGACAGTTCCAGATAATCCAACCGTGCGGTATCTCCGTTGGCGCTGTCGCTCAAGGATTTGCGTAACCGCTCTATCTCATTGGCGGCGTCTATTTGCATTTGCACAACCTCAGCAGGCACATGTTCTGCCGCATCAAGGTCTGCGTTCTCGCGAAGTAGTTCTACAATATCCATTTCCTAATCCTTTCTCAGTAGTTGCGATCCGCCCAACCCATCATTCAACACGGACTGGCGCGATAAAGCCGCGCCAGCCGGTTAATTCAAACGTTAGGTTTCTCGTAGTCATGTCTGTAGCCCGCCAGCATTCGCCGGAAAGCAACTGTCGTAGTAATGCGCAGGTTGCCCTTTCCGAACAATTTTCCTTCCGGGTCTTTCCACTGGCGCGTGTAGAAAATGCGCTCAGGAAACCGTCCCGGCCTATGAATGCTTTCCACCTTCAGCATCATTACGCCGTGAGCGTCCGCCACGCTAATCGTGCCGTCAAAACCGTCCGGCTCATGCCGCACTCCGGGCCTCCATGTCTCTGTTTCGGTAGGGCCGTCATAGTCAAACAGTACAACCGTTTCGCGAACAAAGGGATATTCAACGCTGTATGTTTCTGCAACCGCAATTTGTTGTTTCATTCCGTTCTCCGTAGCTTGCCGAAACCTAACCCGTCGCTCAACAAGGACGGCGGTAAGAAGATGGCGGCTGTCGTCAGCCAGAATCCTTTTGCCAGCACTATCCCAGCCAGCCACGGAACTCCTAGCAGCACCATCGCGAGTAATTCAATAAGGCGTTTCATTTCTTAGCCTCCGCAAATAACTTCATTCTCGGAATCACCAAATGTTCAAGACTGGTGTTTCCAATCCAGCGATCGTGTCGATAAAAAGAGTAAGTCATAACATAGCTACTTTGACCACGTTGATGAATAACCTTAACTCCATAAGGTTTTCCAATTTCGTTAGCTTCTTTGACAACACTCATTTAAATCTCCTTACTTGATACAAATGAACCAAAGTTCAGTTCGAACAAAATTGCCCCCAATATGGTTACATTTATTCCGATCCTGATACATCATCCCAAGAGTAAATATCATTATAAGGATAATAATTAATCCGGCAAGAATTAGATTGATGTCTTTCATTTTGAATATTCCAAACTAGATAACACATCAATCAATTCTTTTGCATTCTGTTCAACATTGAAGGCAACCTTGTTAACCACAGCAGGATCAATCAAAGCCCTCTCATACGCATCACTGAGAATCTGGAAAACAATTACTCTCAATATTTTTCGCTCGCAATCAAGATAATCTTGTCTTGCTTTAATCACTTGTTCGATATGCATGATTCATCCTTTCAACGTTTCAGTTAGTTTACACTCAAACCATATCATAAATGCATCCAGAGAAATGTCAACAGGACACTTGATTCTTTTATTACCACAATCAAGGTATCCATTCATCATGACTCTCCATCGAACGTTGTTTTTTCGATAGATGAGTACTGTAATTTGACCTGGTTTTGTTTGACTCATTGACTGATCCCACCAAATTTTTAGATTTAGATTTTCCTGCCTTTTCACTTCTAGTGCCATCCATTCCAATCCAACAATGTCATATCCCCCTTTGTTTGTCTGCATGAGGTTTCGTTCTAATGCCGGTGGCGGTAATCCAAGGGCCGCGTGAACTTTTATAACCACAGGTTGCAGTAGTTGTATCACTTCACGCTCTCCACGCTGACCTTTGTCTCTTGCGAATGACTTACTCATTTCTTACTCCTTTGTTATATGAATTTCAAGGTTAAGATACTGTTATTACTCCATTAACTTTAAAAAGCCTTTGTTTCCTTATAGTTATATATAATGTTAATAATGTTAATAATGTTAATAATATAAATAAAGCCCTTAGGAATCGTACTAACTCATTGGAGGATACGGCCCCCTCCCTGCCCCCCCCCCCCTTAACAG